CTTATAAATACGTCCTTTATCCCGGTCAAAAAACCGTTAGAAAACGAATCTTTGATACCCATAAGCTCGCCCAAAAAGAACCCCCTAATGAAGTCTACCACTCCGGCGAACACACCCTTTACCCTGTCGATGACTCCCAATATTGTATCAACAAACCCATTTACCCACTCCGTTGCTACGCCGATTAAGTCTATGCCCGTAATCGCTTTTATTACGTCGTTCCCCATACGAATAAATAGGCTCGGTACCCTACCCGCAATTTCACCTATTCCTGACAAAAAACTCCTCCCAAAAGCGTCTTTTACGGCGGTAATTTCGCCGCTAAAAAATGACTTTATAGCACCGCCGACAGCGGAAATAAAGCCGCTTACCCACTTTATACCCGCGCTAACTATGTCCATACTAAATATAGCCTTTATGACAGCAGCGGCCATTCTTATAAATAATGTCGGTATGCTTCCTAATATCACGCCAATCCCGTAAAGAAAACTTTCGCCAAAAGCGTCTTTTATCGTATTGAATTCATTTACAAAGAATTCTGCCACAGCGTTAATACCGGTGTCGAGAATATCCCATACCACATCAACAACGGGAGAAATCCACGCTTTCACCGCGCCGATTACATCAATGCCAAATATCGCCTTTACTATCTCGTTCCCCGCTCCAACAATCATCAGCGGTATAGTGTATATATAGCTTAATATAGTCTTTCCGAGACTTGTAAAAAAGCCTCTTATATCGCCGGAAATCAGCGCTTGTATAGCTTGTATAGGGCCAAGTACAATGTTCTTTATTGGGGCCATTATACCCTGCAACCATTCAGGCAACCCACCGAATAGCCCTTTAATATCGTCCACTAAATCATTGAAAAATATCGGAACGGTGGTAGTCAAATTTTTGAAGAAATAAACAACGCCGTCCCAGTGTTTTATCAGCTGGTACGTTGCTATTCCCAGCGACACAACAGCCGCTACAATGGCAAGTACCGGTAATGCCAGCCCACCGAGCAAGGCCGCTACCGCCTTAAAGCCTCCAAACGCCGCCAATAATGCCTTTGTTTGTAGGATAAGCGTAACCATTGAGGCAACAAACATAGCCGTAGCCGTTACCGCGTTCATGATGGCGAATACTACCCCCAGCGCCTTAAATGCAATAAACGCCTTGCCCACCTTTTTTAACACTTCGACAAGGCCGCCGTTCTTCTCAATCCATTTCCCAAATTGATGGATAGCCTCGACAATGGAATTTTTGAGGCCGATAATGCCCTCTTTATTTTCTTTCACCCACTTTATAATATCTTGAACGAACTCTTTGACTTTTTGGGCGACAAGCTCCCGGTTGGCTACGATCCACCCGCTAATAGCTTGATTTACCCGCGTCAACGGCTCGTGTAACTGTTGCCCCACAGCAATAGATAGCCCTTGCGCGGCGGCTTTCAGTTCGCCCCAGCTGTCGATAAACGCCGACGCTCTTTGTCCGGCGAGATCGTCAAAGACTATTCCAAGGCGGTCAGCGTCGTTCATCATCTTTCGGATGGCCTCGCCGCCTTGTTCGAGCAAGGGGATCATATCAGCACCGGACTTGCCGAACATTATTGTTGCAAAGGTAAACTTTTCATTTTCATCGGTCAGCTTTTTAAATGCGTCCGATGCCTCAAGCAACAGCCGCGTCCGGTCTTTTACATTCTTGTTTTCATCCCGTAAACTCATTAGGCGTTTGTTATTTACGTAAACTTCGCTAACGCCTTTCTTCACGCTGTCCGAAACGATCTTATTTAGCCGCCCCATATTACCCGTAAATTGTTCTACGGACATACCCGATTGCGTGGCCGCATACGCCATTTTGCTGAATTGCTGTGTTGTAACCCCCATTTTCGCCGCGCCTTTAACCGCGTCGTCACCCATTTTAGCGGTTTTATAGGCGAGTCCGTAAACAGCGACTCCGGCTATCCCGCCCCAAACAGCGACTTGCTTTAGTGGCCCGACAATGGAATCTACAACCTTACCCCATGCCGCGCCCATTTTTGAGGCTTTATCGGTAATATCTTTGAGGGAATTATCAAATTCTTTTTGAAGCTTATTCAGCTTCATGGCTTCCGCAGATTTTTTTGACAGCTTTGCGATCTCGTTGGCGGCCTCTGTATTAGCGGCTTTAAAGGACGGGGATAGCGCTCCTCCTATGGCAAACGCAAGCTCGAATGTTTTTTTCATGTTTGCCATAACTATCCCCGATCTTCGTTAATTGCTTCCGTTACAACATCAACCCACTCCCGAAGTCTATTAATTAGCAGCCCCAAATAAGTAGTAACTGATGTATGGGTAGCCAAAGACAGGCGAACCACTAACTCCATCAGTTGTCGGTGGCTTCGGAGGCCGCACCCATTAAAAAACCCATAGCCCTTAATGTCAACTTCGTGCAATCAGTGATCGGAAATTTACGTAACTCATTGATCGTTATACCGGCTGCTCTGGCGACTACGTGCATTAAGTATGATTTAGAAAATTCACTTATGTTTACATCGTTCTTGGATGATATTGCGGCAATACTCTCCATATCTGCGCCCGTGAGACTGCCGAAGTCTACGGTCAACTCACTATACTCTTTGTCCGCAACCTTTATGGGTCGCGAGAGCTTGTACTTAAAATACGAACCGCCATCCACAGCCACCGCTTCCACTAATTCTACAGCCGCTTGCGCTTTTTCTTCCGTAGTTTTTTTAACTTCCATTTTCATATCCTTTTTTTAAAGTAAAGCCCCTTTTTAGCGTATATCCTATACAGTCAGGGGCTTAACCGTATGGTTACCCATTAGGGCCGCTAATATCAAATACCTATCGCCTGACGGACAGCGGACAGCATATCGCTACCGTTCATGACATACTTGTTGTTATACACATCAATCTCGCGAAGCTCTTTACCGCCAACAACCTCTTTGAGATAGATGACGTTAAACTCCAACGACCGGCCCTGCAACTCGCCAGGGTTAAGTGTACCAAGATTGTCACCAATCGGCATAGCCTTAACTATTATCTTTTGCTCGACCACCTCCAACTCACCAGTTCCATAGTTTAAGTTCTGCAAGGCCGGCCAAAATTCAATATGGTGGTACTTCTGCGGCAACAGCAGACTTATGTCAGGAGTGGCAATCCTAAAGTTCACGGTCATGGTCATATTTTGCACGTGACCGAGAACCGGGGTATCTACCTGACCAGCAATACCCGCACCCTGAATAGTCTGCGTCATAGCTTGGATATTCGGTAGCGTAATATCTACCGTCCCTATTTGCCGCCCACCCTCTAAGTACATGGAATAGTTAATCAACATCTGCGGTGCTTTATTCATGCTCCTACCCTCCTATCTATGCGAATAAGTTCCGGAGCAATTCCGGGTCAAATTCAAGGTTAAAGGTGATTATCTGCGCCGGTAATATAAGCCCCAGCGTCACGTGGAAAGTCAACATCCCCTGCATCAAACTCAATACGTCGTTTTCGTTCTCTCGCGCCTCTATTTTATTGCCCGGAGCCAACGCGCCAGCGCTCTCCAGTGAGTTAAGGCGCATTTGCTCGCTGTTAGCTATCATTTGGATCAAAACGCGGTTATTCGGCTGATCTACCTTGTTCCACCACGTTAATACCAACTGATTCCCGTACCAAGCCAACATCCTACGGCTTGATATGAACGAATCCTTTGAGTCCGTGTTGCCAGGATAGGCGGCGGTATACGCACCCCATAGGCAATTTCCGGCGACGAAATTATACACCGTGGCTATACCGTTACCGCGCAGAAAATCAGCTTGCGGAATAGACAGAGATACCTCCGTGCCGTCAGCAATAACAACGGACTGGCACTGAACGGCCTTATTTGAAGGTACCGAAAAAGGTATTCCATTGCGTTGCCTATCCTCGACTGCGGTAATACCTGCGGCGTGTGTTGACAGGTTCATCTGACGGTCACCAAACTTAACTTTGGGCCACAAGAGATATAGGTTTTCGCTCGTCAGCCCGTTCTCCGCTTTATATTTCGGCACGTCCGTGTACCTTTTAACCTTATCAGTGTCCACGTCGGCATACGCTACAGCCCTGAATACACTATTGATACCTACCGATTTGGCGGCCATAATCATAGCGACAGCAGGATTTTGCGAGAAGTTAGGTGCCAATAAAATACCGGGCGGCATACGGA